ATGCTCCATTACAGTATCTAAACCCATCTCGTTCTATACAAAATTCACCTACTGGTGAGTCTGGATTAAGGTCATGAAATTGCGAACCTGATGCAGTCTCAATCCAACCAACAGTTTTATAATTATCCCAAATCCATCTAGTACCAGAACCATAAGTTTTTTTCTGAAGTTGACCTTCGCCATTATAATTAGCATCCATATTACTTGTTCTTACATCCGCAGCGACCCAACGTGCAGTCCGTGGAACCTCTCCTTTTTGAGTTTTTAAAAGTTTAATAACTGCTCCCTTCTTTTCTTTTTCTATTTCACCTAAGTACCATTCTGTATTTGATACATCTCCACTTCTTAAACGAACATCAGATCCTTTATAAAATATTTCATAAACTTGTCCAGGTGCTTTAACTTGATAACTTTGAAGTTCTGATTTCTGAGAGGCATTTAATATTCTTACTTTTCTTTTATTATCAAGAAAACTTCTTTTTATTTTATTACCTGGATAAGGTATAAACCTAAATTCAAACTCTTTATCAGAATTATGATGATTAATTCTTATAAAATTATATTGAGGTTGTGGTGAATTACCTTTTACACAAAACGGTGTAGTTTTATCTATATATTTCCACTTTGCATTTTTTACACCAGCTTGCCTAGCCTGTAATCTGAAAAAACTATATCTTGTTAAATACTTATTCATAGGTCCAAGACTTATAGAACCATTATCTTCTTGGTATCTTTTTACAACTCCATCTGTTGTATCACCATCTTGTTCTGCCCAGTCAACGGCACCAGGATGGCTGTTGACATTAGGAAAACCTGATACCTGTTTAAATACTTTAGATTTCAAACCTATTTCAGTAACATCACAGACTTTACTATTACTGATAGAAGCAATCGCAGCTTTTTGTAAGGTAAATCTACTATATACTGGTTGTTTTTCTTTTAAACCAGATTGACCTGATCTAATATCAACCTGCCCTCTTTCCTCTACTACAAAAGTACAGTTTTGGTAAATACCTTGATTCCAAATCGGCTCTGATTTACCCACGCAAACAACTATAGCTGTTCCAGCTAAATAAGATTCACCCACCTGAATTGCATCATCAGATTCCTCTCTTGAAGCATTGACAGAAGATTTGACATCATCTACACCCCAAGGATGAAATTTAGTTTCACCTTTGTTAGGATCAGGTTCAAATTGGGTTTTAGGTTTTTCTGCTTTAAATTCTATTTCAGGATCAAAGTCTCCAATAACATATTTAATTTTTTGTCCTTCTGTAACAGTCTTACTGGTGCGACTTGTTTCATCATTATCTATTGAAAATAAAGAAGCATATCTTGGAAAATGTTGTCTTATTTTACTTCTTTTTACAAGTGCATCATGTCGTGATTGCCCTTTTAAACTTTTTTGTATTAATACTAATTCATAAGGAACTTTATATCTCATACCATTTGGCATAGGAGAATACGCACCAAATTGTACTTGAGTGTTAGGTGATCTAGTACCACTAACAATTTCTTTTGTGGCTCCAGGCTCTCCATCTTTACCATCACCCATATCCCAATCAACAGACATTACATCTCGCATAATGCTGTTATTTCTATCTCTTTGTTTCGGTAAAGTACCAGCATCAGCATATCTGTTACTTTCCCGTGGGCGATTTCCGTTTCTTCTTATATAAAGTGCTAATTTTTGATTTATATAATTCTTTAATAACAAATCACCAATAGCATAACCATCAAAATCAGGATCAGTATGTAAAGTTCCTAAACCAATCATAAATAGGGCTTTTAATTGTTGCCCAGATCCAAGACTTAACATTTGTGACCATAGAAGCCGTGTATTAACACGAATACCTCCTAAAGTTCTTGTATAATTTTTACCTTTTTTTATTTCTTGTTTAGTAAATATTAAAGGAACAATTTCACCGAAAGTAGCAAGATCCTGTACTGAATTAAATCCTGTCTGTGGAGCGAATCTTTTTGGACCAGTTTGACCAGCAGTTGCAAGAGAAGGAGGAGCTTCTGCTCTAGGTTTTGGCGTTAATAAAACAGAAACAACAGTAAGAATAATCCCAAAAAGAATTTGACCAAAAGTAGTTAAAGCACCAGTAGCTGTAAATACTGCTGGAAAATTTATTATGTAAGGCAATACATCATATTCTTTGGGTCTTTTCCCGTTATATGCCTGTGTTAATTCTACAAAATACCAATATTCATCTTCTGTAATTCCTACTGTTTCACATAATTCGATTTCTGCGGGGAGTAACACCCTACGACCTCCAGGGCGTTTAAGGGACTCCATCTTACCTCCGATTCTCCGCAGCTTATCCATCCTTTCTCATAGTAAACAGCAAGACCAAATCCATTATTAGATTTACATAATGCAACTGTACCTATATTAATATCTTTTGTCTCGTTTCCCCACTTTTCAAGTTCTTCTCTAAATATATTAAAATCTTTTCTTCTTACTCTTCTATACCAATCTCTTGTAGGTTCTGGTGAGTGAATACCATAATATTTTAGAACTGTTCGTGCTAAAGATACGCAGTCCACTGCATGATGTTTTATAGGATCAGCACCTAACCTGTAACGTAAACCAATAAGTTGATGTGGCTTCATCTATTCTGTATATCACTTGTTACAGGCAGTTTACCTACTGCTGCTGTTGTTAGTACTAAATTAGGTATGTTAACACCAACTGCATCTATAGCACTACTTAATAGAATTTCCACAACATTAGGATCATAAGATAATGAAGCAGCAAGCCATGTATCTGTTGTTAAAACTCTACTTAAAGAATTAATATCTGTATTAGACATAACGCATACATTGACTTCGACAAAGTATCCATTAGCAACCGCTTCTTGTGCTTTTGACATACTTAATGGATGATTAGCCAAAATTAAATTAGATTCAACATTATCGCCAGATCTACTGATCGTTGTGCCTTGATAAACAAAAGGTAAATAATGATAATTTTCACTCTCAAAATTTATTGTATTTTCTGTGTGTTTAGTACCCTTTGAAGGTTCTACTTTTCCATTTTGTAATCTCTCTTTTACTTTTACTTTTCCATTTTTATTTACAGAAAATACTTTTACAAAAGTAACTAAAGTTGTAAGACTCATAATCCAAGAGATGAACGTTGACTTCTAGAATTTTTTAACGACCCAATAACCTGTGCTTTACCTGCCATTGCACCTTGTTTTGCAGCAGCACCGATAATTTGAGGGACAGCAGATTTTGGAACGTACTCATCACCATTAAAGTTTAATGTTGGACCCGTATATTCAACGATTGTATTACCAGTACTACCTGCAACTGTACCAGAGTCTCCAGAACCACCTGGAATAACATTACCACCTCTAGCACCTGCTGAATATCTAGCCATCGCACCAGACATCTTAGAGGCAGGTATAACATATTCTGATTCGCCACCTTCTCCTATCAATCCCATAGTAGGAGAATTTACAACGCCACCCTGTTGAAAAGCTTTAAATCCACCTGTTCTGCTAAATGCACCTTGTGCTACCTCATATATTGGTGATGGTGGTAGTGCACCTAAATCTTTTCCACCACCAAAGCTGATATTGCTAAATATACTCATAAATGCTTTATTTAAGAACATACTTGCAAGTTGTTTTGCTACGTCTGCTAATACCTGTCCTAATGTCTTAGTTCCTTCAATCAATCCCATAACAGCATTTGTCATACCTCCAGCTAATATTCCTTGTATTTGTTGCTGCATAGCTTTTTCTTCAGCTAATAATTGTAATTTTTTTCTTTGTTCAGCATTTCCTTCAACTAAACTTCTTACTTCTCCTTCTCTTTCATTTCCTACTATTGCAACAATATCTCTAATTTGTTTTTCTATTTCTGCTTTTTCAACACCCATACTTAAGCTTTCTTGTAAAAACTGTGATTCCCCTTCAAGTTTTTCCATAGTATTAGTTATTATTTCATCTCTTCTTTTATCTTCTGCTGTTCGGGCAGCAGCTACTTGTGCATCTAATATAGCTAGTTTATTTTTTTTGTCTTGTTCTATTGTCGCTTGTTTTTGAACATCACCATCGGCTTTAGCTAATTCTAATTTTGCAGTTTGTGCAATTAATTGTTTTTCAAGAGTTACTCTTTCCTCATCTAATAACGTGCCTCCTGTTTTAATTAATTCAATTCTTGTTTTAAGTATCTGATTGTCTACATTTTTAAAGAAACTATCGCCAAATCCTTTACCTTGTTTTGGTTTATTTGTAAGACCTAAAACATCTGCTTCTTGAGAAACAAATCTTTCTAGTGGTATTGATGATAAGAAACCAACTTCAGCTTTAGCCCTTTTAAGAAGAGATTGAGTTGATCTACCTCCTCCAAGTTGACCAGTAAAAGCTTTAAACTCTCTCTCTGATAAATTTTCTTTTGCTTGAATAAGTTGAATTTGTTTTAATATCTTTAATCTTTTTTCTTCAACACTTAATCCTTTTAATTCATTTGCTAACTGTAAAGCTTTTTCATTTCCAATTGATGATGTTAATTTCTGTAATGCTTTTTCAGTTGATAATTCTTCTTCATTTATAGAAGCAAGAGTTGTAATGATATTACTTGCATCAGGTCCTAATGACTTAGCTATATCAGTAGCTCCTGGACCAAATCTACTCAAAGAACTAACAAGCTGTAAAGTCTCATCTTTTGTTCCACCTATTGCTTTTCTAATTTCTTTAATATCTCTAGCGGTGATTCTGCTAGTACCACCAACTGCTTGTAATCTATTATTTAAAGTTGTCAAAGACTTATTAAATTTATTTGATTCAGCAACTGCCTGACCTATTGCAGTACCAACAATAGACAAAGCAAAACCAAACCCACCACCTATCATTCCACCAGCTAGTCCACCAAGACCACCACCGATAGCAGCAGCAGGTCCTTGTCCAAATAACAAAGGGAAACCACCACCAATAAGAGCATTACTTAATCCACCTTTTAAACCTTGTCCTAAAGTTCTACCTCCACGGGCTGCTTGTTGTTGATTTATTTTTTTTTCAGCTAAGAGTAAATTATTAGCTCTTATTAAAGCTTTTCTTCTTATTTCACCATTTCTTTCTGCAAATTTTATTCGATCTTCATATGAAGCGTTTATTAATTTCTCATTTTTATTAATACCTATACCTAATTTTTTTTGCCTTTCAGTTTCTTGACTTTGTCTTTTTTGTACATTTAATCTTCTTCTACTTGCCTTATCAGCAGCTTCTTCTAAACCTACAAGTTCTCTTTTTGCTTTAAACTCATCTTCTAATCTTTCTAAACCTCTTTCTTCAAAGGCAGGTAATCTAGGTGCTCTTGTGGCAACTTGTCTTGCAAGTTCTTGATTAGCCATAGCAGCTTGTAATTCAAGATTTCTAGCTCTGGCAATAGCAACACTTTGTGCTTGACTATCAGCATCAGCAATAGCATTACTTCTACCTGCTCTAGCTCCTGAAGCTAAAAAAGAAGCTTCTGATCTTCTTGCATTTTGTAGACTAATAACAGCAGCTTTTTGTTCTGCTAATGCAGCATTGGTATCTCTAAGATTTGTTAAATATTCTTTGGCAGCAACACTTGCTTGTTTTGTTCCTAAAGCAACATTATTTAAATTAGACTTTGAAGCAGATAATAAAGAATTTAAATTTCCTACACTTTTAACTAGACCTTCATTATCTTGTTGAAAGTTTTTTATAAATTGAGCAGTTTGTTGTATTGCTAAACCTAAAGCTCTAGTTTTTTGTTTAGCGGATACTAATTCACGACTACCTTTTAAAGCTATTTCTAATTCTGTTCTTATTCTTTCCACTATTAAAAATAAAACTTTTTTCTATTCTACCTACGTCTGCGAGCTTTTTCTATTTCTTTTTCTTGATCTTCATTTAACACTTGAAAATATGCACTCCAACCTAGTATTTCTTCTAAAGTCATTTTTCTTACATCTACAAGGCTCATGCCTAGCTCTTTTGCAATACTAAACTGCAACATCATTAAATTATCTTTACGCAGTTCAGCACTTAGTCTTTTGGGTCAATAGGCCCTTCTGTATCTTCAATCGCAGCTAATATAAGCTTTTGTAAATCAGAATTTTTTATTTCATTTTTTAAAACATCAATTTCACCTGTCTGAAATAACTTATCACCATTTTCATCTAAAGCTTTAAGTAACAATAACCTTAATGATAAATCATCTAAATCATCTGTTCTAGATAACTTTTGTGCCCTTTCACGTTCAGCTAAAGTTAAAGGAGCAACCCACATTTCAAATACAGAACCATCAGATAAAGTAACTTCTTTTTTTGTTGGTTGTAAATTTGCAGCTTTACGCAAACGATCAATAGCTCGCATAGTTTTGGTAGATGCCATGAATTAATTATATTTCTTACTTAGTATACTAATGGTTTATAAAAAACTCAACCATTTATGCTGTAGCAAAATCAAATGTAGGCTGTACAGCAGGTCTAAATTCTACACTTACTGTCTGTGCATCATCTGGGTTAACATTTAATGAAGCAGAAGTTAATGTAGCTTCAAACTCAATAAATCTACTTAATGTGTCACTGACAGAACCACCACTAAATACTTGATCCATATATAATTTCATAGCTGCACCTACTTGCTGTCTTTGCAATACATCTTGAACCATACGATTTACCATTGCTGTATCTTCGTTTGTAAAGTAAGCAGTAGCAGTACCTGTACCATCACCAAAACCTGCAATATATTTTCTAAATGGAGTGAATTGTGTTGGAGTACTA